AATGCGCTTTCCTGGTCACGACGAATAACCTGCCCATAGCAGTTATTTGAACGTATGCGGCAATCGCGCCCACCATCTTTTATCCACCAACGAATCGCCTCGCATGCACCCTTACGATCACCGGCATTCAGCCGCTTATAAAACGTCGACGGGAAACACTTACCGGGGCCAATGTTATAGGGACAAAATGACGCTATACCCGCTTTCTGTGGTTCGGTCAGAGGTACTTTAATATTGCGCTCCACCCATGCCAGCGCCTTATCACGTTCAATAGCGTTAACCTGGTCGCATTTTTCCTTCGACAGCTTCATTCCCGGTATGACGGGCTTACCATCCACCATTGTGGCACCACGACAGATGGTCCATATACCGGAACCATCGCGGTATGCCGTAGTGTGGTTACCCTCTTTTTCATCCAGAAACTGGTCAAGTATTTGAGGAGCAGACGCGCCTGCAGCAATCAGCGCCAGAACAGCAGCTGACAGGCCGTATTTGATTTTTGCGCTCATGGATATGGATGGATATTTATCAGGATTTATCGGTTCCAAATCCCTGGATATGTTTAGTACTCAGCCCGGCAGGTAGTTCCTCGCAGGGGTAATACTGACAATGTGAAGATCACAGAACAAACAGTAAGGACAACATATGAGCGATACTTATTTATCTAAAAAAGCTTTTGCTGATATTCTGGCCATCAGACAGGTTGTCATACTCCTGGTTAACGATTTACCAGATGAGAAAAAAGCAATTATTAAAGATTTGCTTACTAAATCAGCTGACACTTTTTCATCAAAAAAATTACCCGAATCCCTGGAAACCCCGCAGGAAGTTTTAGACGAAATGAACAAATTGATTGCCGAATCATGCGCTACTCTTGCTGAGACAATTTTAATTCCTGAAGAAACTTCATCGTCATACCATCAATAGTTTGCTGAACAGCTTTAGCAACAAACGCCACCCCATTTTCGTGGTGGCGTTGTCGCTCATTTACGGCTCGCATCGCGGCAACTATCGCACGACTTATGTCATCCCCGGCGTTTTTTTCCTGCCCTGCGCGCCTGGTGCTGGCTTTAACTGCACTATCAAAACCCGCAAGATGAGGACGATCGTGTTTATTGGCAGAATTTTCAATCTTAATGGAGTACTGATGCTGCAGATAAGACTCAACTTTTTCTGACAATTTTTCTGCCACTCCCAGGAAGACCTGCCTGACGCTCATTCTGGCTGCTGCCTCATAAAACTCCAGCGCGGCACCTTCAACACGGTCCAGCGAGATGTCCAGGTCAAAAATTTCACCGTCAAAGCGTTTTTTGTCCCGTAACGCTAAAGTTACCGTAACTTTATTCTCAAAATTGCGGATCCCTTTCACAATCACTTCATAGTTTTGAGTCATTGAATTACTCTCCCCGTGCAGCCTTACGCTTGTCTTCTTTAATCTTGAAATAAAGGTTTGTCAGATACGTCAGCAAGCCAAATACCAGACTACCCAGCACACCTATTGCCGCCCACTGTGAGGGCGTGACTTTATCGAGCAACTGTAAAAACCAGTACCCGGCACTACCTGCTGAGGTGCCATAGGCGACACCCGTTGTTAACTTATCCATGGATTTCATAACCCCACCTCGCAGATGCGGGTGCTGTGTAATGGAAATAAAAAGGCCACCTGACGTGGCCACCAGATTATTTCCCCACCAGCTCGTTTATCTCTTTCACTGTCTGGTTAAACCGCTCTGACTCAAGCTCAACACCTAAGGCCCGACGCCCCAGCGCCATTGCTGCTTTTATTGTGGAACCGGATCCCATAAAAAAATCAGCAACCAGATCACCTGGTCGACTACTGGCATTGATTATTTGCCTGAGCATATCCGCCGGTTTCTCACACGGATGTTTCCCCGGGTAGAACTGAACGGGTTTATGCATCCAGACATCGGTATAAGGCACGGAGACTGATACGGAGAAATAGCGCCGGAGAGATTTAAACTCATCCAGCAATTCAGAATATTTGCGATTCAGTGAATCATAAGATGCCACCAGCTGGTGGTGTGGTTGTTCCAGTTGTTGTTCCTGAAACTTCTCTGCCGCTATACGGGAAAACAGTGCCTGTAACTTCCGATAGTCAGCCTCATTCGGCAACTGCCACTGACTGGCACCAAACCAGTGGGAAACCATATTTTTCTTACCTGTGGCTTCGGCAATTTGTTTTGCCGTTATACCCAGTTCGGCACGAGCATCCCTGAAATACGAAATCAGCGGTGCCATTATGTGCTGTTTGAGTTCCCTTTCTTTTGCCGCATAGCCGTCACTTTTGCCGCGATATGGCCCCTGGTAATGTTCAGCAAACAGAACGCGCTCTGTGGCAGGAAAATATGCACGCAGACTTTCTTTATTACACCCATTCCAACGTCCGGACGGCTTCGCCCAGATGATATGGTTAAGCACGTTGAAACGTTCACGCATCATGATCTCAATATCAGATGCCAGGCGATGCCCACAGAACAGGTAAAGGCTTCCGGCAGGTTTTAACACCCGCCAGAACTGGGCCAGACAGTGGTCCAGCCACTTAAGGTAATCTTCGTCCCCTTTCCACTGATTGTCCCAGCCGTTGGGTTTCACCTTGAAGTACGGCGGATCGGTAACAATCAGGTCAATGGAATCATCAGGCAGGGACTGAATAAAATGCAGGCAATCAGCGTTGATTAAATCAACACTGTTTATTTTTACAGTATTTTTCATGGATCAGTAAGCGTAACTCTGGTAGGCTCACTCTGCTTTTGCGCTAAAGCAGTGGGCCGTGGTTCGCTTGTGACCAGTAAGCATGAGCGAATGGCTGGCAGGTGCTACCAACACCCACCAGCCGCCCATTTTCACAGCAGGAAACCGCCATTACTGGCAGCGTCTGAATTTATTCCCGTACCCGCCGTTATCCTTCGCCAGACCCGCCAGAACTAACTGAGTCAGTATTAACTGGCACCGGGCTTCGCTTACTCCGGTAGTTCTCGTCATCATGCGTGGCGTTACCCACTTGTCAGCAGGTAAGAAATGAAGGACTGCGGCGGCGGTTTCTGTCATATCTTGCTGTTTTAGCATGTCTTTTTCCCTTCTGGTTAACATGACATACCAATAACTCTTGTCTAAAAAGCCAGCAAGATAAAAAGTCAGTATTCACGACCACCAGCGTGTTTACTGTACTGCACCAAGTTTACAGGTACAAAAAAAACCGCTCAGCGGCGGGTTTAAGTTGTGTGGCGAAGTAACCACTCTTAACAGCATATTTGATTTTTTACGATTGTAAACGGTTGATTATTCATCTCCAATAAAAATAATTGTGTGGGTATACCCTTAGCAATGGATAAGAAACATGAATAAAATGACTGTACTATTACTTAGCGCAACTATCATTTCAGGTTGTACTTCTTCCGTACCATTGATAAAGAAAACTCAATCAGGAAAACCTGAGGGGGTTTATCAAAATACGACAAAAGATAAAGTCAAAGATGCCCTTGTGAATTACTGCAATAGTAGAGGGTTGATAATTTACAACGCGGATAACAGCAGTGTTATATGTGGTAAAGAACTGGAAGGCGGCTCTGCTGTTTTTGGACAAATGTTAATCGGAAATGCCTATTCAACAACCCCGGTATCAAAAGTCAGATTTACTATCGCTCAAGTTAATAACGATACAAAAGTGTGGGCCGATATGTGGATGGAAACTCAAATGGCAATGGGGCAAGTACAACAAATGGCTATAACAGACAACGCAAGCAAAAACACTATCCAACAACGTCTTGATGAATTAAAACCTTAAGTAAACTAATTAAATAAAATGGGGAGAATAAATCGACTCCCCACACATTAAACTGATTCAATTACCCCCTCAATAAGAGGTCTTCTAACGATCCATCTCTAGCTCAATTTCTAACATCATTAACATGCCATCAACTACACCTTCAGCCTTTTGCAATAAACGCCCAACCCAGCAATCAGAACGCCCATGTTTACGGGCAAGCGCCATAAACGTCATACCACCTACATAATAATCCACTAATAAATCGTGCAAATCGCTGTTGTTCTTTTTCAGGCGAGCCATGCACCCACAAATGATCATCGCGTCATCGTCACAACATTGCGGGCGGGATTTTACTTTTGAAGGGATTAGTCCTTTAAATCCTGCAGCAATAGACGACCAGGTGACATCCTCGTGATTATTTGCCACCCATGCCCCCCAACGTTCAAGAACCATTTGAATATCACGCATCAACTTTCTCCACAAAATCAGGCCAGCACGCCAATTGCCAGCGCACGATCGATAAAACGAAATATCAGCTCCAGTTGGGAGCCATACTTCTCTTCAAATGCCACGGTATCCGCATGCAGCTCGTCGTGATGCTTTCTGCACAAAGGCAACACAAAAAGGTCATGCGCTTTTGTTCCCATTCCACCCTGACCGTGACCTATCAGGTGGTGGGGATCATCAGCAGGCTTTCCACAACATGCACACGGCTGTGTCTTAACCCAGCGCGTGTACTTTTCATTAACCCAGCGGCGACGTTTTGGGCGTAACATAAAAGACTCCGGCGACTCTGGATCCACTTTCAGCGCCAGCACCTTTTTCGCTTTATCCTGGATGATGCTGGTGGCAGGAACCGAAGGCACAAGGTCACTTTCCCGGGTGACAGACGGCACAACAGGCTTCGGTAATCTCAGTGCCTTACGGGCTGCACTTTCCGGTAAGGCATCCGCCAGGTCATTACGAATCAGCCACCAGCACAGTTCCGGCATTGTCACAACGTGACTGTCATCAAAACCGAGATCCCGACGCACAACAGACAACACCCAGCGGGTACAGTTATCCGTTGCCATTGATTCCAGCCGTTCCGTGAACTGATCGCGCAGCTGGTTATCGCAGTGCCAGCACAGACGGATTGCGCCCGGCGTGTGTCGCATTGTGGTCATGTTCTCGCTGTGCCAGTCGGAATGAGGCCACTGGCAACCTTTTTCACGAAGTAACCAGCGTTCAAGACATTCCACTCCACCAGCACGACGGATCACTGCCTCATTGCGGAACACGGCCCGAACGGCAGGATCATCCGCCAGCGGTTGTGATGCCGCCGGAACGGCACCACTGGCGAAAGATGAATAACGTTCCGGCTCAGGCTCCAGCAGAACACGCCCCTGCATAAACAGGGGCATCAGCTCTGAACCTGGCCTGAACAATACGATCCCCATACGCGGGGCAATTTCAGGGGTCAGTAGTGCTCTCACGGTCACCTCAATGAACGGTATCGAGCAGCTTTAACAGCTCAGGGAACCGGGATTCGAAGAAATGCGGCTGCGTCTCGCGCGGATTTGCAGGACTGGTGATGTTCTTGCCGAACATGCAGCCTTTCGCCGTCAGCGACCAGAATTTTTTGATGTTGTTAATCGCGGTACGGCTGTATCGTTCGCGTTGTTCAACGATCCCCAGCTTCACCATCTGGTGATATGCCTGATTAGCCGTCAGGCGGATACCATACTGCTTCAGCAGTGCACTCAGCGACAGCGTGGGGCGACTTGAGCCATCAGGCGCGTCAGCAGGAGCATCAATGGCATAGCGCGGTGCCAGATTCGGTAAGCCAACAGCCTCCTGAAGCTTCTGACAGGCTCCAAGCACTGATGAGTTAGACAGATTTAATTCCCGGCGCATAAAGTCCAGCAGGATCACGCCAGCCTGCATCTTGTCAGCAGCCTGTCCGGATAATTTTTCCGGTGCGCTGGTTACCATGTCGAAAGTACGGATCACCTTCAGATGGAATGACGGGCTGATCCACATTGCATAGGCATACACCAGTTCTTTGCAGACATACGTCCCCTGGTTATTTCCGCCATTAATGACGCTAACTGGTTGATTTTGTTCCAGAGGCGGAATTCCACCCTCGGTGAAAAGTTGTTCAATCAATTCACAGGTTTGCTTATTGGAGAGCCAGTATTTCGGGCGGTTTTTTTGTTCTCCCCCGGCAGCCCTGTGCAGATCGTTCAGGCTGTAACGCCCATAAGCATCACGACGAACTTCAATACCATCAATGACCATCAGATTATTCATACTTCGTTTCTCCTCTTGATCAGGCGGCTGCACCCGCCGTTTTCTCGTACTTACTGATGGTGATCTCGACCTTCCCTTTCGGGATAACCGGTCCCCACTCCACCAGCATTCTTTTCACCTGTCTGTCGTCTTCCCACACACCCGCGTGGGTCAACGCGTCAAACAGCGCCTTGTTATAGTTGTCCAGATCGCGGATCCGGTTATCCGGAGGAAACAACACGATCTCCACTGCAGCAGGTGCCGACGTTGGTTTTGGCAGACGACGTAACTGCTCAACTATTGCTGCGCACGCCGCGCTCTGAAATTTTCGCCCCGCCGCGCTTATCAGGCTCTTACCAGCAAATGCCCCTTTGTTGGGGTGTCGCCAGTACGTGTTCACGCTGGGCGGGAAAGGCAGGATCAGCTTCATACTTTCAGGCCTCTCTCATGTAACCAGTGGGTTGCACGCAGCCTGGCGTTTTCCTCACCGGCAAGCAGTGAGCGGATAATCCCGACCGCCTCGCTGTCGTCGTCCTTCACCGCGGTATGAAGAGTGATACCCCGGGCCACGCCACGCTTTATCGTGATGACGCCTTTTTTCTCCAGTGCGCGAAGATGTTCCACCGCTGCATTCACTGAACGGTATCCCAGCATGGTTGCCACCTCCTGATTGGTTGGCGGGAAGCCACGTTCTTTCTGGTAAGAAATCAGCATATCCAGCACCTGCTGCTGGCATTGAGTTAACGTCGTCATGCCGCCATCTCCCTGACCAGTTTTTCCGCCTGCTGGCGAACCTGCGCCAGAAACGCCTCACCACATGCCTCAAGTTCATCACGCCCGATGTAGCTGATTGCCGGTCCCTTCCAGGTCTTGTCGAAAACAGCAATAGCACCAGCGAAGAAAGCGCCTGTCGGCACCTGCTTCTCGTCCTTCGGTATAAACCAGGCAGGCAGTTCAAAACCAATACGCCCGCGAATAAAAGCAATATGATCTGCATCTTCCGGCCACCACACTTCGCTGGTGGCCGCTTTGATCAGGAAAACATAGCGCCCGCCCTTATCACGCATGACACTGGCATGTTTCATGATGTAACGCATGCCGGTGATGTATTGCCCCTCATGCTGACTGGCGCGGCTGTATGGGGGATTACCAAAGGCAGCACCTTTAAGCTCCGCAAGACGTTCTGACCAGTCATGCGCCAGCGCGTTATCTTCCGCCGTGTAATACGCGGCACATTTGGCGTTATCACCGTCAGTAAACAGATCCAGAACAAACGGGCCAAACAGGGTGTTAATTCCCCAGAAAATGTTGTCCGGCGTGCGCCACTGATCGCCCACTTCCTTCAGTTCATGGGCTGGTTTGTTCCGCAGTTCCACCAGCGCCTGGCAATATTTATTACTCATTAAGCCCCCACGTAATTCCCTGACAGATACCACTCTTCACCCGATGCAGCGCGCTTGCTGCTTTTCCGTAAGCACCGCTCACGACGCGCCAGAAAATTGTTTCGTTCTGGCTGGGAGTGGCTTTCACGGAATGCCGCCATCCACACGGTTGCAGCACGACGGTATAAGCCCCTGGACTCCAGTTCTTCAGCCTGGCGGGTCAGGCACAAAATCACCCGTGGATCGTTAGTGCCGACATAGAAATTGCGCACAGGTCTGGTTTCTCGAACTGGTTGTGGTTCCGGTTCCTGCGCTCTCTCAGTCAGGCGCGGGAAATGTCTGCGTGTATCTCCTTCACAACGGTGAGCCACACGCCCACTCTGACGTAACTTGCTTGCTGACTGCAGAACGCACTGCCGTGAGTAACCTGCAAAAGCATCCGCAATGTCTCCGGAAGTACACCCCGGATGGGCTTCAATGAATTTCTGAACTTCATTCAAAAGACTCATGATCACCCCCTGAATCCTGCCGGGATCTGGCTGTAGTCCACGTTGTCGTAACTGGCTTTGAAGTACGGGTCCTCGCGTCTGGCTGCAGATACCGCAGGAACTTCCCAGGATTCTTCGAAATGACGATCCGGACCAAAGAACGTAACAGCCTGTTTCACAAATTGTGTGCCGCTGTTACCCATCGCAGATACCCAGCCCGCGTAGCGTTTCACACCTTCCAGCATGGTTTCGGGGTTTACCCCCTCATTCAAACGGGCTTTCCAGGCTTTGAAGGCTGCAGATTTTGAATTGCCACCAGCACGTTTGGGATATACCAGCCATGCCTGCTCAAACTCCGGAGAGTATTCCGGTCGGTTTGAACGAACTCGCACGGACTCATCAACTGATGCACCAACAGCTATTGGTTCATTGACTGGTTCTTTGACTGGTTCAAAAGAGTGACTGGTTCTGGGTGAATCTCCTGCACTACCCCCTGGTGCAACTCCTGCACTACCTGGTGAATTTGCTGCACCAGATAGTGAATTATTTGCACTACCCCCTAGTGAATCTCCTGCACCATCCAGATGAAGGAGATAGATATTACTTGAGTTACCTTTTTCACCTTTCCGGGTGACTTTTTTTACCAGCCCGGACTCACAAAGGGCCGCAATATGATTCATCACAGAACGTTTGCTAATCTCGCACTGGTCAGCAATATGCTGGTAGCTGGGCCAGCACTCCCCCTGATCGCTGGCATTATCAGCCAGCTTGATCAGAACCAGTTTTCGCAATGGATTACCCACTCGAATTTTCATCGCTTTAACCATCAGCTCCATACTCATGCAGCACCTCCGAGATGCTTCATGTTTTTTCCGGAGCGAAAGGCTATAAGCGGCATACTGACGCGGTAACTACGGCCCAGCGGTTCACAAATCACCTTCTGACATTCACGGTCAACCAGGCTAACACGTAGAACATGCCCTGCAGGTGTGGTGTACCACTGACCCGGACGAGGACAACGGAAAGTCTGATTGGTAAACCGTTTGAAAATATTCCGGATCATTTGCGCCCCCTTACCTCTGAAGGGTTCAGCGACAAATTTATGAGGCAGGCCAGTGCCGAAGCATCATTAATATAGTCATACAAGCTAACAGCCAGCGGAGATTCGGCTTTTGCCAACATAGGATAAAGCTGCTGCAGCCAGACCTGATGAATTGATGAAATGTAGGAATAGAGAACGCTGGCGTTATGTGCAACGTCGCTCAGTACAGAGGGATTTGAAAGCTGTTTCTCCATCTGGTTAAAGGCATTGATGTATGCCTCTTTGAACTGGGCAGCACGTTTACCCGTGAAACCCATAGCAAGAAACGCAAAGCCGTCGCGGGTTATTTGATAGCAAGGTAGTTTGCGGCCTGTGCAATCGGTGTAATCACTCGCCGAAAAATTGCGGGAAGTGAATGATGCAGAGCATTCAAGCGTGCGGATCTTTTTCAGTACATCGTCATGACGTTTGGAGAAGAAGTTGGCAACAGCCAGGGATGAAGTAACAGCCTGACCATCAACGATGGCAATTTCAGGTTGAGTGAGGGTTGGGATCGTAGCCATGATGGCAGCCTCTTTGGTGATTTTTAATAACTCACCACCAAGGCTTTCCACGACCTTATTGGTGGTGAGACGTACAGGGGTGGAAATACCGGTCACCAAAGAACCCGGCCCAACCGAAGTTGGCCCTGCACGCCCCACCATAATTTGGGCGTAATGCTGCTCATTACACAAAAAAACCGCAAGAGCGCGGTTGTGCGCTTTGGTGAATTCCGAGTTTCCACGCCCGGCACCCGCTTTATAAGGTGCCTGAACAGTGTAACGTCCCGGAATGGCAGAATCAATGTGCTGGTGGTCCTTCACACTCAACAAAATCACGCCTGAATTTCCACAAAGGACTAAAGCACTCATGCGGGTAGTCTTTGCGAAGATAGATAACGCGCTGTGTTTCTGGCTCCCAACGAATAACATGGACATAAAGCCCTCTTCCGTCACGAAACCAGCGGTTAAGTTCCTGCACAACTCGCCCCCCACAGTCAGGTAAAGTTCTCTGTGGTTACTTACAGCCAAGTGATTTGGTAATCTGCATTCATGCCGTAACAACAGGTGTTCAGCGACACTGACCACCAGCTGTTGCGACAAACGGTTATTTGCCGTTAAACTGTTCATGCGTTAGTTTCTCCACAGACACAAAACGCCACGACGCCCGGAGCTGCACACTCGCGGGCGTCACTCTTTTCTGGAGCGCAGAAGATTTTGTAGACCAGTGCTGCATGCTCCTGGAGCTTCGAAATTGACAGATACAACTCATCATTAATTGCTGTCTGCTCGTGTGGCTCCACGACCCCATCTTCGATTGCCGAACGAATCTGCTTTGAGTAATTCCCGATCTGTTCGATGACTTCCAGCAGGCGCTGGTTTATATCGGCGTTCTCTACTTCCTCAATTTCAGGAAGCGATACGAACACCCCACCAGCAGACTGTGCGACAGCATCCGCAATGTAGTGAGTGCCAGCCGCGCGCTGTAAAACCATTGCCCATCCCAGCGGGAAAATCTGATCGCCATCTGCACGAAGGCGGTTGAATAAAGCGTTCTCTGTTACATCCAGCCAGTCAGCAGCTTCAGCGTAACCCCCAGGCAATGCCGCGATAGTTTTTCTGACAGCTTTCACGTACCACTCAGGTTGTTTTTCCACTTTCCAATGATGCTTACCCACGGCTTACCTCCTGTTCCTGTGGTTTAAACCCATTCTGGTTTTGGCTAGATTGAAAACGTGCCGGATAAAGAATCTGCATTTCGCTGATTTCACCCTTAAAAAAATTGGCCAGACGTTCTGCAAGATCGATAGATGGAATTTGTTCCAGTCTTTCAATACGACTCAGCGTCGCTGGATTGACCTGAACGCCCGCAGCAACATGCTGCAAAGTAAATCCGTGCGCCTTACGCACATTCCGTAATGGTGATTGCATATAACCTCCACATATTGCGTGATGAGCATATTATTTCACGCAAATATTTTGCGCAAGTTGATTTGCTTAACGCGCAATAAAGAAATGTAATAAACGCATGAACATAGGAAATCGAGTCAGACAACTTCGCCAGGCGAAGAACATGAAAATCGCCGATCTCGCTGAAGCAATAGGAGTGGATGCGGCGAATATCTCGCGCCTCGAAACAGGTAAGCAGAAACAATTCACTGAACAAGCCCTGAGTAATATTGCCAGGAGCTTAGGTGTTGATATTGCTGATCTCTTTACCTCAGACCTCAAAAGTAATACTGTATGTAAAAACAGTATTAGTGAGGATGTTGCGCAGGTGAAGGATGTATTCCGTATTGAAATGCTGGATGTCAGTGCCAGTGCGGGAAATGGCCTTATCCAGGGCGGTGATGTCATTGATGTGATTCATGCCATTGAATACAGAACTGATAATGCTGTATCGATGTTTGGTGGACGACCAGCAAATCACATTAAAGTTATCAACGTTCGTGGGGACAGTATGTGTCCAACCATTGAGCCAGGAGATCTCATCTTCGTTGATATCAGTATCAATCAGTTTGATGGGGATGGTATATATGTATTTGGTTTTGATGATAAAATTTACGTCAAACGACTGCAAATGATACCTGATAAACTGCTGGTAATTTCTGATAATCAGATTTACCGCGAATGGGGAATTACCAGCGAAAACGAACACCGGTTTATGGTCTTTGGAAAGGTCTTAATCAGTCAGTCACAAACCCTTAAGCGACACAATTAACCCCCTACCTCAACATCAATTAGCCACCAGAAGGTGGCTTTTCATTACTCACGCTATTGCATATCTCGCAACAAAACACTTGCACATTACGCAATTTCATTTTATCTTTCTTTCCAGACCAACAAACAAGGTCCTAACAAAATTTGGTTGTAACACGGCGTATGGCACATGCGTCGTTAGCGGTCTGGGGACGTTAAAGGGGACAATCCACTCCTTGCTCGAGCAGACAAACCAGGTAGCCGGAATGTGCAAGTCAATGAGGATGCTGATAAGACGCCTAACCAGCGTGGCGATTCGGTTTGACGCCTGGGAAGAGACCAGGGTGCAACGATGAGGGCATTTATGGAACCGCGACAAAGTGTGGTGCCGTAACTGGCTAAGTGCTCTCAGCGTTGTGGTGAATGCGCAGGCTGATGCGCGAAAGACATTGCAGCTATTGCGGAAAAGAGCTGTTCGGCGGGGCAATTAAACGCCCGTGAGAGTCTGAAATAACCGCAAGCCGGAGATCAGCACCGGTCACCACAACAGCCACTGCTTTGGCGGTACCAGTTTGTACACTTGCTTCCGGCTGGTACCGCTCTTTTTACAAAACAGAGAAGAGCATCACCGGACGACGGGCTCATAACCCAATCCATCCGGGCGGCAGTCACCGCAGGTGTTCTTCTCTGTTTTGTGGAGAAACCAACCGACCTTGCAGGGTCGATATGATGAGGAGCAGCAAAATGGCTAGCGAACGCAGTACTGATGTGCAGGCATTTATCGGGGAGCTGGACGGCGGCGTATTTGAAACCAAAATCGGCGCTGTTCTCAGTGAAGTCGCTTCCGGTGTGATGAACACGAAAACCAAAGGTAAGGTCTCGCTCAACCTGGAAATCGAACCGTTTGATGAGAACCGTGTGAAAATCAAACACAAACTCTCATATGTTCGCCCGACTAACCGCGGGAAAATTTCTGAAGAAGACACCACCGAAACGCCGATGTATGTCAATCGCGGTGGTCGCCTGACTATTCTGCAGGAAGACCAGGGACAATTACTGACTCTTGCCGGTGAACCTGACGGAAAACTCCGCGCAGCAGGTCATTAATATCGTTCTTAATTAACTGATTATTTATCTCATCACTGAATATCTTTATATAGTGAGGACTTATTATGTCTCAGAACTTAGACGCAACCGCAATTAATCAAATCCATGCTCTTATTTCTGCTCAGGGTGTTAATGAAATTATCAGTAAGATTGGTGCCGATGCTGTGGCATTGCCTGAGAATTTCCGCATTCATGATCTGGAAAAATTTAATTTAAATCGCTTCCGTTTCCGTGGTGCGCTTTCCACTGCCAGCATCGATGACTTTACCCGTTATTCTAAAGATCTTGCAGATGAAGGCACCCGCTGCTTTATCGATGCCGATAATATGCGAGCCGTCAGTGTGCTTAACCTGGGTACTATTGATGAACCAGGTCACGCAGATAACACCGCCACTCTCAAACTGAAAAAGACAGCACCGTTCTCTGCTCTGTTGTCTGTTAACGGCGAGCGTCATTCCCAGAAGTCACTGGCAGAATGGATTGAAGACTGGGCCGACTACCTTGTGGGCTTTGATGCTAATGGTGACGCTATTCAGGCAACAAAAGCGGCTGCGGCTGTCCGTAAAATCACGATTGAAGCAAACCAGACCGCTGATTTTGAAGATAATGACTTCAGCGGCAAACGCTCCCTGATGGAGTCTGTCGAAGCGAAAACCAAAGATATTATGCCAGTGGCATTTGAATTTAAATGCGTTCCGTTTGAAGGTCTGAAAGAACGTCCATTTAAATTACGCCTCAGCATTATCACTGGCGATCGTCCTGTACTGGTTCTGCGCATTATTCAGCTGGAAGCAGTGCAGGAAGAAATGGCTAACGAATTTCGTGATCTGCTTGTTGAGAAATTCAAAGACAGCAAAGTAGAAACCTTTATTGGTACTTTCACCGCCTGATTTCATTACTGCAAATGCCCCTGCGGGGGCATTTATGGAAACGTAATTAACTCAATAATCGCCGGATGGTGCGGGATTCCTTTTACCCGAATTCAGCGCGGTGCAGCGCATATAAAGTGGAGAACGAAATGTCATTTATTAAAACTTTTTCCGGGAAGCATTTTTATTATGACAAGATAAATAAAGACGACATCGTGATTAACGATATCGCGGTTTCCCTTTCAAATATCTGTCGCTTTGCAGGACATCTTTCACACTTCTACAGTGTCGCCCAGCATGCGGTGCTTTGCAGCCAGCTGGTGCCGCAGGAATTTGCTTTTGAAGCGTTAATGCATGATGCAACAGAAGCGTATTGCCAGGATATTCCCGCTCCACTGAAACGCCTTCTTCCTGACTATAAACGGATGGAAGAAAAAATAGACGCCGTAATCCGTGAGAAATACGGGTTACCCCCGGTTATGAGCACGCCTGTGAAATATGCCGATCTCATCATGCTGGCAACCGAACGCCGCGATCTCGGGCTTGATGATGGCTCTTTCTGGCCAGTACTGGAAGGTATCCCGGCAACAGAAATGTTCAAAGTTATTCCACTGGCTCCGAGCCATGCCTACGGGATGTTTATGGAGCGCTTTAACGAGTTATCGGAGTTACGCACATGCGCATGAATGTTTTCGAAATGGAAGGGTTTCTTCGCGGGAAATGTGTACCACGAGATCTGAAAGTGAATGAAACAAATGCTGAGTACCTGGTACGTAAATTCGATGCGCTTGAAGCTAAATGTGCGGCACTGGAAAACAAAATAATACCAGTGTCAGCTGAACTGCCGCCAGCAAATGAAAGTGTTCTGTTATTTGATGCTAACGGAGAAGGCTGGCTAATTGGCTGGCGTTCTCTCTGGTACACCTGGGGACAAAAAGAAACCGGAGAATGGCAGTGGACATTTCAGGTCGGGGACCTTGAAAACGTCAATATCACTCACTGGGCAGTAATGCCGAAAGCACCGGAGAATAAAAAATGAGCGTGATAAAAACTCATACAGGAATTGTTATCACCCGAGACGGTCCGCAGGTAAAAAAACTGCACCAGACAAAGCGGATGTGGGTCGTCGGAAAAAACGAGTTTTACCACAAAGAAACCGGACGCCGCCACTTTGCAGAAAATACTCGCCGCCGACTGCTGATCGATACCATCAAGCCTATCGAGGTGAAGCATGTTTAAACAGAACGAAAAATCTATCGCTCAAATTGCTGAGTATATCCCGCGTGCGTGCCGGGGTATGCAGTTGCAGGAAGCCAAAGCGCGCCTGGAGAAAAAAATTGCGCTCTATATTGATGACGGCTGTGATGCCGCCGTTCTTAACGCGGCGTTCGCACCAGCTCTTAACTGTCATACGCGAGAGTCTTTTTTTTCGTGCATCGCAGCGCAGATCCGTAAAGGAGGCACCAGTGAGCGAGATTGACTATCAGGCGTTGCGTAAGGCAGCACAAAACTATCAATCGACTCTGGCGTGGTATCAGGAAAAGCCAGACAGTCCAAACGCTGAACAGGATTGTGATGCAGCTTTAGCGGCGTTTAAGCGAGAAATCCGTCATCGGGAAGTGGACATTATCGCCGGGCTGTTGGATGAGCTGGACGAAAAACAGCAATACATCAAACTCCGCGACCAGGAGAA